GAGTTTAGGAATAGACAACCTTGCACCCATGTCCTCATGGACGGTGGAGTTCTCTCAGTACCTTTTGATAGATTGGATGACTTTTATAGAACATGTGTCCAATGTATCAATGCAAATCAACCCATATTTGTCGTTGAGCAAAAGACAGAGTACTACAACTTTTTCCTAGATGTTGACTACAAGAACAAGGAGCCGCTTCATATACACGAAGTGGAGTCCCTGGCGACTACCATCATGACGAAAATTACATCCCTTCTGGGACGCTACAAGGCCGTCGTCTCTGTAGCAAAACCCAAAAGGAAACAAGACATCATCAAAACCGGTATACACCTCAACTTTCCAGGACTTGTTGTCGATCAGTACAATGCCATTCAGTTGATGAACCATGTTATCAATGCACTCAACGAGGCACACCCAGACATGGACTGGAGACAGTACATCGATGCATCGGTCTACGGTGACTATGCAGCGGGTACAAGGGGAAGCGGCTTCAGAATGCCATGGTCTCACAAGAAATCAAAGCATACCGAATGCAGCGGACTGGGCTGTCCGGCGTGCAGCGGAACGGGCAAGATCACAGAGGGACCTTACCTTCCCGTGTTCTTGGTAGATATCGACGGTTGCAAAAGGTTGGAACAGTCTCCAACGGTTGAAATGTTACATATGACAACAGTCCGATCAAACTGTACGACGACGGTAGATGTTCCAGTGGTTGTCACACCCAAACGGATACGGAGAATCAAGAGCGAAGGTACATTTACCACAGAGCAGACCAAACATGAAATACATGATGAGAATGCCAGAGATCGTTTGCAATCGTTTATAAGAAAGTATGTAGAGGGTCAGGAAAGGGCGTACGTACAGGGTATATTCAAGGGAAAGGGTATTTTCTACATCAAGACAAATTCTCGGTACTGTCAGAACATTGGGCGGTGTCACAACTCCAATCATATATGGTTTTTGCTAGACAATGACGGTATACTACGCCAAAAGTGCTTCTGTACATGTGATACGACAGCCGGACGCAAATATGGTCCATGTAAGGACTTTTCCGGCACCAAGCACCGTCTCACCACATCGATTGTGAATGCGATACAATCCGCCTAAACAAAATCAATGCATACTATAAATGTACAGAACAAGATCTGGAAGAGTTACAAAGAAGCCTGACTTTTATGTTCCTAGTGAACAGGTGGAAGATGACTTTGCAGAACACGAGTACGACACAGAGGACGACAGTGATATAGATACAGAGGACGAACTTGATGATGAAAGCGAAGACAGTGACGAAGACGACGAAGATCTCAAGGACTTTATAGTTGAGGACGAAGACGAGGAAAATTAAAAAAGTTATTTTGTGTACAGTCTCTAAATGGAGTCTGAACCACAACAACAACAACCACCACCACAAGAGGAAGAAGACGACGTTGTCTATGTTCCACAGTATCACCCTGTACCACCCAAGAATCCATTGGACAGCTTCGATAAAACTGCATATATCGTGATATTCATCGCCTTTATATTAGGATTCTTCATGGGTAAGACCATGCAACCTGTAATACTGCGAAGTGTCTAACGGAACAAAGGTCCCTATATCACCGTAGGTCGGTGTATCGCGCGCTCTAGACTTTGAAAGAAGTGTAGGACTCTCCAACAACTGCTTGTATATTTCCACGGGAGTCGTGGTTGTTGAAGGATTCTGGATTTTTTCGCGTTCATACGTGATCATAGTTACATAGAGCATATAGGCCAGTATGGCCAATATCACAAAGTGTAACAACATTTATATCTATTCAGATTTTTCTGCACGCTCCTGCTTGACAATCTCGTCAGCCTCCTTGACCAACTCCTCGATGGGGGCATCGGGCTTCTCCTTCTTCAGTCTCTCCAACACGTCGGCCGGGTGTGTCGCCGGTGGTACGTCCGGCTTCGTGTAAAACTTGGAGTTCTCATCACCCGGCTTGATGTACCCCGCATCCGTAGGCTTGGCCATCATGTCCTTCTTGCGTTCCTCGAACATCTTTGCGGCCATTGCCTGGTTCTCTCTGTACTTGGTCATGATCTCTTCCAGCTTCTCCTCGTTGTAATGAACGTCCTCGATCTTGTCAACATCGGGCGGGATGAGCAGCCACTTGTACATATCCACGACATAAATGTTAAAAGTGGCATCCTCCCTCTGAAGCCTCTTCGCATGCGATGCAGCCTCGTCGCGTGTTCCGAAACAACCACGAATCTTCAGTCCAAGTTTATCATTCTTCTGCGGACAGTCAGGACCGACCAGACTGATAACAGCGTAGAGCTGACCAGGAACGGTTGTGTAGTCTTGTTCTAGACTCGCCATTTATAGAACTTGTGTTAAAATCTTTAAGTATTATAAATGATTATCTTGGTGATTTTGGCGATTCTGGCAGTCGCAACGCTTCGTGAACCGAAGCAGTTTACAGAAGTCAGGGAAAAGTATGAGATTTTTCTGAAAAACTGTCCACCGGAGTTCCCTCAGCTCAAGAAGCGCATACTTTTGTCCGGGTATATGAAACCCAGGGGTGAATTGGGGTACAATGTGAACAAGGGCGGAGAGATAGGACTATGTCTAGACGGTGACTCGAATCAGATATTTCATGTACTACTGCATGAATTAGCTCACTCGACAGTTGGTGAGTACTCGCATAGCGAAGAATTCTGGAACAACTTTAAAAAGTTACGCGATCATTCTATTCGGTTGGGTATCTACACTCCTATAGATAGCAAGAGTGCCTTTTGTGGCAACTATATCAGAGATTGAGTACACGACGCCCTACCACGTAGAGAACAGCCGCGATCAGGCCGGTGACACCCATGCCCAAAAGTGTTCTTGAACCCGTCTCATTTACCATCTGGGGTATAACCTGCAGAAGCTTCTTCTGTACGGGGTCGGAAAAGGCGATGATGGCCGCGAGACCAACGAATAGCGCCTCGGTTTGTTCGGGTGTCAGGTTCGCAATCGTCCTCTTTTCGGGCATCGGCGGAGCCTGGGGCATCGGCGGAGCCTGGGGCATCGGAGGGGGAGCCTGGGGCACCATCAGCTGCTGTGGCACTTCTACCTCCTGAGTAGTCATGATTTCTTCAATAGGTGTAACATCCATTTCTTTCTCTTGCTCTTGCTCTTGTGGAACATTTTTTTCGGGTTGGATTGACACCATCCCCGATCCATCGTTGCTGAGGTCAAGTGTTTCGACTGTCATTTACTATACAGCGTTTATTTTCCTTTAACTACTTTAATCGCCTGTCGTTTTTCGTATTTTTTATTCGACGCAGACCCCTTGGTGTGATTGGGATTGTAGTGTTTCTTGTGGAAGTTCCATATTTGCGGTGAGCCGATACGAAAGTTTTTCCGGACCGCCGCCTTGTACCAAAATACACAGTCTTCTATCCTGTTGCTTTTGGATGTGTTATCGAGCACAAGACACTCGTAGTTCTCGGTACACGCCGTCATGACCTGATTGAACATATCAAAGGTTGGAAATATACCGAAAAAGGCCTTGTAGAGTTTTTCCCTGTTCTGAATGACATTTTCCCTGAGAATAAACACATAATCCACATTGGCGCGCAGATCGGGTGTGAGATCCATACAGTATTGCATTGTGAGCATGAAGAATATCTTCCAATGACGACCATTCATGAAACACTGACGAATGCAGGTATCTTTCATGAATTTCCTGTCGTACATACAGTCGTCCAGCAATAAGAAAGCTCCTGAACTTTTGCCGGCGCCTATGATGACCTTTTGTCTTTCCAAAACTCTTTCGATCGCCTCTTTGTTGTAGTCACCATATATGAACAGGTCGGGTATAAACTGCTGATAGTGATGATTTCCCTCTTCGGTCGCCGACATAACTATACCCACGGGCAAGTGCTTTTTGTGATACAGTATGTCCGTGACAAGAGTAGATTTACCGGTTCCTCTTTTACCGATAAACACACATACCTTGTCATCGGCCATATTTTCTGGCTTGAACTTCTTGAGTTGAACGTTCATCTAACACAAACAACGAAAAATAACTTACCGAATTTTCTCAGCTCCTATTAATATGGCAAGCGGGCGTATCCAGCTTGAAGCTATTGGAGCACAGGACTCGTTTCTGACCGGGAGTCCCCAAATTACATACTTTCAAAAGGTCTACAAGAGACACACCAAATTCGCCATCGAACTCCTCGATAACAATTTTGACGATAACGATATCAGATATGGCGGAACGGCTCGCTGCACCATCAGCAGAAAAGGTGATCTCATACGAAACGTGTATCTTCGAATAGAACTACCTTCGATATCTTCCACCTCCGGGCAGAATATAGGGTACACAGAGTCCGTTGGTCATGCTCTTATAGAACACGCCGACCTAATCATAGGTGGACAGACAATTCAAAGAATTACAGGAGAATACATGGAAATATATAACGAACTGTTCACATCCGATTCGCAACAGAATGCCCTAAAGTTCATGGTGGGAAAGACTCAAAATGGGCGCACTGGGTTGGGTCCGGCCCTAGGAACTGCCGCGATAGACTCGGTCATA